TGCCCACCGTGATGACACCGCGGATCCACCAAGGAGACACCGCAAGTTCTTCTCGCGTGATTAATAAGGGACGAACATGGTGTTTTTTCGGTGGGCCTAAGGGGTAAATTTCGTTTCCAACGCTATAATATACCCTCTCACATTATTCCACTAAAATATTCCTTAGTACCCCCTAGGAACCACCCTAGGAGACACCTTGGATTTCCTACTATATTGGCCCTAAGGTAGCGAATCCTTTAGTAGTCCGTAGACCACTAGCACCAATGGCGTATCTTACTTCTACTGCTACTACTATTTAGGCTTAGGCTTCACCATCTTCTTCTTAGTCTTCTTAGGAGCTGGTGTAGGGTTCTTATATCCTTTTAGTTTAGGCATGGTTATAGTCCCTTATGATCCCTAATTTCTCCTTTAGAGGAGTCATATGGGAGTCTAGTGGACAGTTTAGATACACCTTGGCTCTTTAGAGATGCTGGTGTAGTTGGACTTGGTACTGGATTAGGTCTCCCAAGGCTCGTATTGAAGCCCTTGTTGCCTAAATCTCCTGATACTTTTTTCACGTTCATATTGTTTCTTGTCCTTTGTTTTAGGGTACACAGTATTCTGTGTTCCACATTGTTCATAGGGAGTTGGTTCTGTAACGGGGATGTATATCATACTATCCATGAGTTCTTTAGCACTTCTGATCTCCTTCATGACTTACATACCTCACACTTACAGTCATCACAAGTGCATTCAGTACACGTACATCCTTCTTTCTTCACAGTCATCTTATTAAGCTCCTTGTTTACCAAATGGGACACACCCTAAGTTGATCTCAGGGGGTACAGGTTGTCCATCTTCATCAGCTTGTTTAAAGATACTTTTCATTTTCTTGATGCAGTCTTGTTCACTCTGAAACGTGTCACCGATACGAGAGTCAACAACAGATACAGGATCACCTCCTAAGTGAATTATCATTAATAACCAAATCATATCATCTTACTTGATTCCAAACCATTGGTTCAGGATCTTGTCCTTTCGTCTGTGCCATAAAGTTATTAATTCCATCTAAGAACTCTTCTTGTTGTCTATCTACATAGGCTTGATCTTCATCAGCAGCCATTTGTTCCCACCAATACTTGACACCCATAGCCAGTACATCTATTCTATCATCATATTGTAGGCTACCACGGTCTCTTGTAAGTCGAGTCATCTGATAAAACAGTTGTCTCCTTGGTTCTTCCTTGGAACCTTCATAGTCTCTATCTACTTCAGATCTATCGAAGATGAGTCTATGTTGGTTCATTACAGGCTCTAATGAGTCTATAATCCTGGCTTCCTTCTGGGTACTATGCTTTACTTCTTCTACATTACATCGGTGGTAATTGAATAATACTGGTTTAAAGATCTCAGTATACATACCATCACCAAAGTTAGCTTCTATCTCTACTGTATTTACTTTGTGTTTCTGAGCTATCTTAGCTAGTTTCATGAGTGTTGATTTATCATATCCACCTTTAAGACCACCTATTTCAAGTACAAATATCTTACCATTGAGTATCTTAGTTACACAGTAACCAGTTTCATCCTGACCTCTACCTGATGGATCTATGTGCATAGCAGACCCTGTGTATGTAAAGTAATCCTGTGATACATTCATAGCCCTATAGAAGTAGTCTCCAGTGAGACCCACAGCAGGTAGATCTAGTAGATCATCCTTACCATATAGGACTTGTCCTGGTCCACTCTCAGTACTCAAGGGTATTACTATGAGATCAGCTAATTTAAGTGGGTATCTCTGGTCATCTTCACCAGAAGTATCCAACATGAACTGCAGGGAGAACCCTGAGTTACCATATGAAGCTCTACGTTCTTCTAAGTCTAAACTATCAAACCTAAGTGGATCTGTAGGAGCACCCACAGGCAGCTCCAGATTGTTTATAAAGGGAGCTAATCTATGTGCGTAGAACTCCTTAAGCTTTGCATTAGGCATCAATGCAGGCCAAATGCGGCACTGATAGCCCCTATCCTGTAGGTTAGAGTAGAGACTTTCCTCTACTTGGGGTGTCCCAAGGTAGACTATACGTCCAACCTTAGGCATAACTACCGCATCAAACTCTTTTACTACCTCTCCTAGCTTGTCTCGCATGATCTGAGTAAGGGCATTAGAGAGTACTTCAACGTCATCCGCTATTATAGTGTGTGCTCTACTACCGACAATCTGCCCAGTAATACCAACAGACTTGACAGAAGGAGCGTGGGCAGCACGAGAAGGAGCAACGTCAAAGGCCACATTGGAGTTACGCTGGTCCTCTCGTGCACGTAAGTGCTGGAGGATTGGCATTTCGTGGATAATTCTTTTGGTGAATGTACTAAAGTCATCGGACCTCTGTTTGGATGCTGAGATTACTAAAAATTTATCTTGTGGATCTACTAGTAGCTTCCATACGACATATGCAGAGGTAATCCAACTCTTACCCACACCTCGGAAGGCTTGGATAATTAGTCTCTTAGGACCATGTTGGAGGTACTCTGCTATATCATATTGGATTGGAGTGGGAGGAGGGAGAGCAAGGTGCTTCCATGCAATATATAGGAAGTTCCTAAAGTCCCTCTTAATTGGGTCTTGTTGTGTGTTCATACATTAATTTGTCCTCATTTCTTTATCTGTTTTTTGCACCTATAGAAAGTCCACTTCTAAGTTTATTTTTAACTTTATTAAGTTTACGTCCCATAAGTGTTTTTCTAGTATGGTGCTGTTCAGCAAAAGCTTTCCCACTTTGAGTTCCACCTCTATGATCTTTAAGTGATTTTTCTGCGTCTTTTAAATACTTTTTGTGTGCTTCGATTTCAGCAGCTTGAAACTTTTTACCAGCTTCTTTCTGTTTAGGGGTTTTCATATCTGAAGCGGTTTTTAGTTTTTTAGCAGTTAAGGCTAATACTTTTTTTGATTTCAACTTTTCTTTCTTCATCACTTGTTTTATAGGTTTATTTTTCCTTACAGTTGATCCTGTATTACTTTTCCGATTTTTATCAACTCCCATTAGTTTGTCCTCATTTCTTTAGGTGTTTCATCAAAAGGTAAATCCTCTGTTATTGCAGTTATATCTTCATTAGCAGCACCCATACACTCAATGTTGTTGTCTCGTAAGAATTGACGAGCCACGTTAAGTACGGATGCTGGAGCAGATATTGTTTCAAGCTTTCCATCTTTATTCTCCACTTTAGTTCCATTCTTGATCTGATCAGCAAGAGCTTTCGCTATGATGCCATGCAGCTTACCGAGTTCATTAACGGTTGCATTACTCATTTATTTACCTTTCTTACCCCTTTTAGATTTGATAGCAGGTTTCTTTTTACCTTTGTTTTGTTTAGCAAGAGACTCGGCTCTAGAAGGAAGTATCCCTCCAGCTTGTAATGCTTTCTTTAGGATTGAAGCAAAGGGACTCACCGCTACATCATCTGATGGTAAATGGTTTTTATTGTGTGGCACTATTTGTTTCTCCTTTTAATTATTTACATATCTCTTTAAATAGATCATTGTTTCTAGCCACCTTAGCCACATCTTTAATTACATGGGCAGGAGGCTTTGCACTCTTGAGCCACTCTTTAGTGGTGGGACTAAACTTTACTTCTTCATACCATAAGCACTCTTTCGAGTAGTATGAATCAGCATTGTAAAGTCCCATCCCAAAGTTAGTAGCAGGAGCAATCAATTCAGGGAGTACACTACACCCCGTCAAGAACATCAGGGAGTTTAACACGATCCCTAACTTCAGCTTTTGCTTTATCGAGTTCATCTTCTACTTCTCTTAATGCAGCCATCCCTTTTGGATGGTTGACGTTATTAAAGATGTTACCAGCCAGCCAATTAAAGATAGGCCATAGCTTACCTAAGACAGGGATTTTATTAACAAACCTGTCAGGCATTGCTCCTGTTAAAGCCGTAAACATCAACACAACTTCCCCTACAATCTGGAACCAACTCTGGTTCATAAACATTTCCATTACTTCTCTCCCTTAGTTAGGTGTACAAACATAGTAACCAAGACACCATCCTACAACCAGCATTAACGCCATTGTCCACGGATATCTATTTATTAC